GTACGTGGTTTTCAATCAATGAAATTTGAAACTAAGGATTATTATCTTACTTCTACATGTTATCTTCCAGGATTATTTACTCCTAATTCTACTAGAAATATAAGTTATGATGTTAATGGTAATGGAGCATGGATCTATGATCATTCTAGTGTATCTACACCAATTGATTATTTTGCTACTCCTTTTCCTACATTATCAGTAGCTGAAGCATGGCAAAGACGTAGATTTAATATTTATAATTTTTCATTTAATGGTCAAGGAGCTATTGCTACTGGAAGTGGTAAAGCTATGATTTTATTAGGAGAATCTTATAATAGTACTATTCATCATAATCATTTTGAATATTGTGATATAGCAGTGAAAAATAGATTTTCAATGAATACTGAAATTTCTTATAATAATGCTGTAAATTATACAGGAGATGCTTTTGTAGTAACTTATGGATCTGATTATGGAGGAGATTGGTCAAACAGTGCTTCTAATCATGTTAGATTATTTAAAAACAGAATGTATGGAAATGCTAATTCTGGAAAAGGAGTTTATATTAGAGGAGCATCAGGATGTATTGTTGATGATTGTATTTGGGAAGGAGATGGTTCAACTGATTTAGCAGGAACACATGCTGTTTATTTTGATGGTGATGGTGCAACTACTGTTAAAGAATGTACTATTAAAAGTTTCCATATAGAACGTAAACATGTAACTGGTGGAGCATTCTTTTATATAAGAGGTACTACTGGTATGTTTACTATTGAAAAACCTTATATACAAAAAGTTGGTACATTTGTACATGCTGCTGCATATTCAGGAGGTTATCCTGAAATTAAAATTTCAGGTATAGGATTTATACCTAATGGTTGTAAACTTAGAAGTAATAGTACAGCATGTTGGATTATTGAACATAATATATTAGCTGCTGTATATGGTATTACTTCTGATACAACAATGCGTACAGGTGTAAATGCTAGTGATAATAGTACTATTTGGTATAGTGGTTATAAATCTACTACATCTAATACTGTTGGTACAGGAAGTAAAACATTTACAATTCCTATTAATGCAGTAGGTTATACAGCAGGTGATACTATTCGTATTGAAGCTTTTGGATCTTCAGCATTTATGACTGGTACTGTAACTTCTTATACACCTGCAACAGGAGTATTAGTAGCTAATATTACAGCTTCTGGTGGTAGTGGTACATTAACTGATTGGAGAATGTGGACTAATGATAGTTGTCCTCCAACAGCAGGTCGCATTATTTATTTTGGAAGTAATAATCAAGGAGGATAATATGGCATATACTATACCATCGGGATGGCACTATTCAATTGGAGTGCCATCCCCCCACTTAGGGATTACAGAATTAAATTTTACTGTTAAATTTGATTCTTCATGTAATTACGTATTAACACAATCTACTTGTATTAATGATGTTAATAAAGCTTATGGATTTGGTTATGGAGATCATAGACAAAATTCTGTACGACTTGGATGGAGAGTCAATAGTTTAGGAAAGTTAGAGTTATTTTTATTTGTTCATGAAAATGGAAAAATGAAAATTAAAAGAATAGGTACTTCAAAAACTTATTTTGATTTTAATATAACTTATAACGTAAGTATAAAAGTAGATACTATTCTTAAAGAAGTTACAATGAGTGTTAATAACTACAAAGTTTATTTAGCATTTGATGTACAACCAGCACTAGGATATTATTTAAAACCTTATTTTGGAGGTGATTGCACTGCTCCACACACAATGAAAATTTATATAAACTAATGAATATAGAACAATCTCATACCACAGATATGCAAGGAATACAAGGAACATTTTTAACAATAATGTTTTTTATAACAGGAGAAATATTAACACTCTTAAAAATGGATATACACGTTCTTGAAATACTTCAAGGACTAGCTTATTTTTGTTCAATACTATTATTCATTGATACCATTACTGGAAATTCCATTAAAAAATATATTACAGGTAAGTTACATAAAGTTTTAAAAAATAAAAAGAATGGTAAGGATAATTAAAACTGGAATAAAAGGTAAGGAGCTTATTAAACAAAAAGAAGGGTTTAGAAGTAAGCCTTATTTATGTCCTGCTAAAGTACCTACTATTGGATATGGTGCAACATACTATCCAAATGGTAAAAGAGTTACTTTAGAAGATGATCCTATTACAGAGGAATGGGCTGATGTTATTCTTGATGCAATGTTAGTTTCTTATGAAAAGGCTGTTGATTCATATACACGAGATGATATTAATCAAAACCAATTTGATGCATTAGTATCATTTGCTTATAACTTAGGTGTAGGTAATTTAAAATCTTCTACATTACTTAGAAAAGTAAATGGTAATCCAAGTGATCCTAGTATTAAAGATGAGTTTTTAAAGTGGAATAAAGCAGATGGAAAAGTTTTAAAAGGTTTAACACAACGTAGGCTTCAAGAAGCTGAATTATATTTTGCATAATGGGATTAGGTTTAGGAAAAATATTTAGTTCAGGTGCATCAGATCTTGTAGATTCTGTTGGTAAAGTCCTTGATAATGTAATTACTACTAAAGCTGAGAAGGATCAAGCTAATTTAGAATTACAAAAAGTAATTAATGATCATGAAGAAAAAATGGCTTCTCTTACTCAAGCAGAAGTAGAAGCTTATTTAAAAGATACTCAATCAGCTAGAGATGCTAATGTACGCATACAAGAATCTGATAAGGCTTCATGGTTAGCAAAAAATGTATCTTATATACTTGCACTTGTTATAACTGTAGGATTTTTTGGATTACTTAGTTATATGTTAAAATTTGAAGTTCCTAATGGAAACAAAGATGTTATGAATATTTTACTTGGTTCTCTAGGCACTGCTTGGATTACTATTGTAGGATTTTTCTTTGGTTCTAGTATAGGAAGTAAAGAGGCTAACGCATCTCTGAAAAAAGTATTATCAAAATAAAGCTATTGATTATCAGCTACTTACATATTATTACTGTAAAAAACTTGTTATTGGTAACATAATACAGTATATTTGTTAAATTTACAAAATCTATTCTGAATGAAGAATCAAGAAATCAAAGATTATTTAACAAGTAATACAGATTATTTGTACGGTAATTATCAAGAAGTAGCTGATAAATTTTCAGTAAGTTATGATGTAGTTAGAAAATTAGCTCGTGTATTAAGAACTCAAACTATAAATCAAAAAGTAGAAGGGCCTTCTGGATATGCTGGTAAATTTAAATCTGGTAAAGTATGGCAGTTGCCAAATGGAGAATGGAGAGAATCTATTCAGTACCAAAAAGAAGATATTGATTATAAAGAAGAATTAAAAAATTTCTTTAAAACGTATGAACCAAAATCCCATATCAAAGAATGTAAAGATTATAATAGGCTTCTACCAAATGGATGTTTAATTATAAATCCTCAAGACGCTCATTATAATAAATATGATGAAAGTGGAAATAATAATATTGAAAAAAGATTTAATGATTTTCATGAAAAATTAGTTTTAATTTTACAAAAAGCTAGTACATTTAACAATCTTGAAAAAATAATTTATATTATTGGTTCTGATATATTTAATAGTGAAGCAAATGGATTTACTACTAAAGGAACACCTCAAACAAATGTTTTAGATTTTCATAGAAGTTTTAAAAAAGTTTGTAATCATGAGTGGCGTATAATAAATACATTGTTACAATATGCTCCAAATATTGAAGTAACTTTAGTTTCTGGAAATCATTCTGAAATATTAGATTTTCATTTAGTTTATTGGCTTCAGGCATACTTTAGAGATGTAAAAGGATTAGTTATAGATATAACTACAGACTATAGAAAATACATAAAATATTCAAATACCGCATTACAATTTAATCATGGAGATTGTTTGAAAGCTGAAAAATTAGCAATGTTATTTCCACAAGAATTTAAAAAAGAATGGTCATCTTGTAATAATTATTATTCGTTTGTTGGAGATAAACATCATGAAATGAGTAAAGATTTAAACGGTATTAAATTTTTTCAATTACCTGCTTTATCTGGATCTAAAAGTAATTGGGATTTAAAAAATGGATATTGTGTTTCTAAACCAGAATTAAAAGCTTTTATAATAGAAGAGAATATTGGTATGACTACTATATTAAACGAATATTTATGAAAATTTGTAAAAAATGTGGAATAGAAAAATCTTTAGACTATTTTTATTTTAGAAAAGACTCAAATAATTACAAAATCATGTTTGTTATATTTGTAAAGCAAAAGAAAATAAATTATTACATGTAGATCATTGTCATGTTACAAATAAGGTGAGATTTTTATTATGTTCTCAATGTAATATGGCATTAGGAGCCGTTAAAGAAAATATAAGTATTTTAAACAATTTGATAGAATACTTAAAATACTGGAACAATGAAAAAGAAAAGTAATCATCGTATTGAAGATCCTCCTGATTGGGAAACTAATGAAGATTATGGAATTGATATTGATCTTCCTGTAATACCAAGTCTTAAAAAGACTAAACTTAAAAAAGAAAAACCAAAGAAATTTAAATTAGATGGCAACACAGAGGGAATTAATATACACAACAAAAAGTCTTCTACGAAGCGGATTAATAACTGATGATGATAAAATATCTGATCGTCAAGTAGCTTTTATTCATGATAACATTCGTGCTAATTTACTTAGACGACAATATGATAAGGGTCAAAGTCTTTCAGATACTCATATTCAAAACATTCAGTGTATTGATGTTGAACAAGTAGATACTTCTTTTGATCCATCATTTGATTTGGATTGTAAAGTATTTAGAACTTCTGTTAAGATACCAAGAGTAATTGAAGCTAAACAAAAAGACTTACTTACTAAAATATCACCATCAGAATTTGGTACATTAAACTATGAATTAATACCATATGCAAGATTACCTTTTGCTAGAAACACTAGATTTAAAATACCTTTTGCAGTATTGTATAATCAATACATTTATTTAATAGATGCTCCTTATACTGAAAAAATTAATATCTCAGGTGTATTTGAACAGCCGAATGATCTTTCAGATTTTACAGATTGTTCTGGATCTAGTTGTTATGACTGGGATAGTCCATATCCATTAAGTTCACATTTAATTGATGATCTTATAAAACTAAGTATTGAAGAATTAACAATCATGTTAAAAGTAGGTCAAGATAGAACTAATGATGCAACTGATATGTTAGATTCACAAGGTAAAAAATAATATGTATAAAAGAGGAAAAGGTTTATACGTTTGTCAAGCAGGAATAACAGAAGCTTACCAATTATACTTAAAGAAGTTTAATTTTAAAAGTCCTGTTAGTAAGTTTGCAGGAGAATCAGATCCTAAGAAAATTGCATTGACGGGTAAACAATATAAAGATATTTGGTATTCTTTAGCTGATGAAATTATTCATGAAATTGTAGATAATTCAAATACAATTAAATTACCATTTCATCTTGGTACAATGAGAATACAAAAGAGAAAAATGAATGTTGGGTTACTTAAACAAAACAATACATTAAAAATTGATTATGGTTATTTAAATAAGACTGGTATTAAAAGATACCACTTAAATGAAAATAGAGATAACCATAGTTATAAGTTTCAATGGTTGTGTTTAAAAGGCCCAGTAGGTAAAAACCTATATAGTTTTAATCCTTTAAGGATTAATAAAAGAAAACTAGCTAATGTATTATTAACAACAAATAAAGATTATTTTGAGTAATGGCAAATGATGCAAAAATAACTTCTGTTACTAAAAAAACTAAAGATGGTAAAGAAGTAAGAATTTCAGTTCGTGAAATATCAAACGGATGGATTCTTCGTACAACAACTGAAGGTAAAGATGCTAAAGGTAATTGGCAATATGATGAAAAAGAAGAATATTGTAAAGACAATCCCTTAGATCCTAAAGTGTTAAAAATGGATATTATCAAAGAAGCATTGGGTAAAAGCTAAAAAATAAAACTATGGATATAGTATATGAAGATAAAATTCACATTGTTGATTTGAAAGAAGTAGATAACCATACACTTGATGATTCATGTAAGTGTGGTTTTATTAAATTTCCATTAACAATGAATAAAGAAACAAGATTAATAATTATCCATAAATGTGAAAATCCAATGGATAATATAAGTGAACAATCAATTTTAAATAAACTGACAAATGATAATTAGTTCTTATACTTCTTCAAAAGAAGTTATTAATAATTTCTTTAGAAACACTGGTTATGAAGAGCATGTTAACTATGGAGATTTAGCCTATTGGATATATGAGTGTATGGAATTAATTCAATATCCATTACAATATATTCCTAAAGTTATGGGAGCTTATGGTGATGAATCATATGATCTTGAAAACTATAGAGTTAAACTTCCACAAGATTTTCATAAGCTTATGGCAGTTTCAGTTGAAGGAGTATTAGCATTACCAAGTACAAACTTATTCCATCAAATGTTAGATGGTTCATGTTGTGGAACTTCATTAGGTTCATTACCTGCTGAAACTTTTTATGATAATTTTGGAAATACTTATTCTCCACAAGCATTACCTATAAGTTCAAGGACTACTAATGAAACTCCTACATTCACAATGAATAATTCTTATATTACATTTAGTGTAAAAGAAGGAAAAGTGTGTATGGCTTATTGGGCATTCCCTTTAGATAAAGAAGGATTTCCACTTATACCAGATGATGTAAAATATAAAAGAGCATGTTCTTCTTATATACAATGGAAAATAGATACTATTCTTTGGAGAAAAGATTTACTAAATAATAATGTTTATTTAGAATCAAAGAATCAATATGAATGGGATATTGCATCTTGTTTATCACATCTTAAAATGCCTGATACAATGCAGATGGAAAATATGAAAAGACAATTAACTAAGATGATAGTACGAACTGAAGATTTTCAAACTGCTTTCAACTCATTAAATAACAAAGGTTTTAGAGGAAGATATTAATATGGAACAATATAAAGACTTAGGTTCACTTGTAAATAAAGATTTATCACCATTGAAAAATGAGTTTTTATATGAGTCTGAAAATTTTACAATTGTATCTGATGAAGGAAATACTTTTAAAGTACGTACAAATGTAAAAGGTAATTCAGGAGTAGTTAATATTCCAAACTTGACTACTAAAACAACATTTAAAATATTAAATGATTTAAGTACATTAAATCCTTTTTCTACTTATTATTTTACTTTTGATATAGATGGTACTTCTTATGAAATACCTGTAGGTCTTATTTCAGGATCTATTACAATAAGTAATAAAACAGAAGTAATTATTAAAACTATTAGTTTAGCTTTAACAGGATTAGGTATTACAAATTCATATTATCTATATGGTAATAATAGTTATTTATCAATTGATTGTTCTTCATTGTATTTAACTACTGTTGAATCTCTTGCTACTTTTCCTCCTGTACCTCCACCTACACGTGTAGATATTACAAGTAGTTTTTCTGTTGAAATTAAAACTACTCCAGGACAATATGATTTAAAAATTATTGGATGGACTACTATTAGAAATGATATTTATCTTTTAACAACTAATGGTACATTTAACCCTGATGATAATAGTACTGCACCATTTACATCTTACGGTCAATGGTGGAAATTAACTTATGATCCTACTGCAACATTAACTGATCCTGTAAATTATAATCTTACTTTAATTTATAATGATCAATTAAATTTAACAATATATCGTCCAGTAGCTAATCCAGGAATGATTGAATCAAGGTATGAAAATACTAATATTCAAAAAATCTATTGGACAGACAATTATAATGTACCTCGTCAAATCAATGTAGCAGATCCTTTAATAGGATTAGCTAACCCTGATGATTTAAATTTACAACCTTCATTAAGTATGGATTTACCATACGTTAGTAAGATTGTAGATGGTGGTTCTTTAAAAGTAGGACTACATCAATTTGCATATAGACTTAAAAATAAAAATGGTTCTGAGTCACGTTTTAGTAGAACATCTAGGTTAATACCTATTATTGATGTATCTGAAAGTGAATCATCATCTAAGTATTTTCCTGTTAAATTAGTTGAGGAAGATGCTAATAAAAGTGTTGTTTTAAAAGTAGATAACTTAGATAGTAGTTATGATACTATTGAAGTAGTACATATTTATTACAAAGACAATATTACAATTCCAGAAATTAATCTGGTTAAAGAAGATTTTATACCTCCTTCAGGAAGTATAGAATTACTTATTTCAGGAACACCTACAACAGATGTTCCAATTACAATTGATGAACTTACAGCATTTACTATTGGATTTAAAAAAGTTAAATCTTTAATAGCTAAACGCCAAACATTATTTTTTGGTAATGTAACTACAGCAGATCAAAGTATTTCATTTGATGCACGTGCGTATAGATTCCCAATTAATTCTGATCATACTATAATTAAAGATTCACAAGATAAAGAATATTCAATAGATTCTTCTACTTGGAAAATTGATGAGGTAGATGGTTTAGCATTAACACCTTATGATGTTCCAGAAGAACATGATGCAATTCAATCTTATGATTCTCAAGCACCTAATGTATCTACAAATAATTTGTATTTACCTAATAGTGATGTGCTTGGTGGACAAGGCCCAAATGTAAAATATGAATTTGTTACTGAGGAAGTTTTATTAGATAATAAATATGATACTGCGAATCGTACTTATGGGCCTCATAAAACACCAAATGAAAATGAAATTATATCTTTAGATACTCTTGATAGACAATATATAGCTGAAGGTGGTTCATTATCAAATCATGCTTCTCCATATCTTTATGATCTAATTGTAGGATATAGACGAGATGAAATGGAAAGATTTGGTATTGTATTTTATGATGAATTTGATAATCCGAGTTATACTTGTTGGATAGCTGATATAAGGATTCCTCATATATTTATGCCTGGTGATACAGCAGATGCTAATTATACTTCTGATAGAAGTACAATTACTAATTCAGAATTTAAATCTGAAGTAGCATCTTATAATTCATCAACACATTTATTAACAGGTAATATAGTAGGTGTTAAATTTACAATTGATTTTAGTTCAGTACCTTCTAAATATAAAAAAGCTTCTATTGTACGTGTACCAAAAACTGATGTTGATAAACATATTGTAGGTCAAGGTTTATTCATGCCTACTTATAAAGGATTTGGTTTAGTTACAACAGATGAAGTGTTTACTGCAAATCCAGGAACTAAAAATGGAGATCCTGATGATATATCAAACAATGGTGTATGGTATGATTGCTGGACTTTAAGATCTCCTGAATTTTTATTTGATGATTTTAAAGGAGCTTCTACAACTGATCTTGTAGATGTATTAGGTTTATATGAAAGTGTTGAACATAATTATTTAGCTACTAGACAACAATCAGTTCCTAGTATTCACGATTTTACAGTAGATGGTACATTTGGTTTTGGTAAGGATAAGTTCTATGCTTCTTATTATAAGAACTATAGACTATTAGAAAGTAATACTACACCTTCTGCTATTAAAGATAATACTTCTCATAATCCATATCCAGTATTTAAAGCTAAAACTCTTAATCAAGAATTTAGTGATAAAGATTATAATAGTGGTGGAGTAGATGCTAATGGTGGACTTGCACAAAGGACATTAAGAAATTGTGGGCCAAAAGATACTGCTGGTGTTATGGGAGGTCTTGGTGCAGCAGGTAGTGGTTATTCACATAGCGGTAAATCTTTATTTATTCAACTAAATGAAACTGAAGCTAGAGATTGGGCTGATCATGCTACTGCTGGATATAAGCAATGGTATTCAGAAGATAGTTGGGTAACTTCATCAACTAAAAAAATTAATAACTACATAGCTAATTATAAAAAAGTTCCTCAAGCAGCATTTGGTGGAAACACTTATTTTGCAAGAGGCAATAATGAATATGTATCATGTAATAACTTAATTGATATAAGTGATAAAACTAATCCTATTGTAAGTAAAGTTTTTGGTGGAGATACTATTGTAACTGTTATGGATTACACTCCTCAATTCTTTGATATTGGAGAAGGATATAATGCTTCTACATCACCTTGTTTAATGATGTTACACATGGCTTACTTTCCTGTTGAAACTTCAATAGCAGTTGATTATAGAAGAAATTATAACAATGGTACTGCTAGTGTTTCTCCTTCTAATGAAGTAACTAATAGAGTTTCGTATCTTCGTATTTATGGAGATGCTGCAAATAATGAATGGACAAATGGTTCACACCAAATTGATGTTCGTGAATACTTTAATATAGATCCTGTATTTAATTATACTGATAAAGGAGTATATAGATACTTTGCAAAACCTGCATTAATAGATCCTATTAAAGAATATGATTGTAGAATTTGGAAGTCTGAAAGAAAAGTAGATGGTGAGTTAATTGAATCATGGAGTATCTTTAAACCTGAATCATTTATTGATGTGGAAAGTGTTTATGGACCAATTAACAATCTTCTTATTTTTAAAGATAGAATGTATTATTTCCAAAATAAAGGAATTGGTGTTGTATCAACAGGTGAACAAAAGTTGTTACAAGATGGTGAATCATCTAAATTAGTTTTAGGTGAAGCAGGTATATTAGATAGGTATGATTACATTTCTACTAAAACTGGTTGTTCTCATCAATTTGGAATGTGTGTATCTGAAAATAGTATTATGTGGTTTGATGCATTAAGTAGAAAACTACTTAGAATTAAATCAGATGGATTTGAACAAACTTCAGATGTTAAAGGATACTCTTCGTATATATTCAGAAATACTCAATCAGATATATTAACTTCTGATAATCCTTATTTAGGATTAGGTATTACAGCTACTTATGATTATAGAAGAAACCAGTTTTATTTTACATTCTTAAATCCAACAAACAATAGAGATAATCTTCCTTCATTTACATTAGTATATAGTGAATTAGAAGATGGGTTTGTAGGTAGTGTATCACACATACCTAATGTATATATCAATGATAAGAGTAATATATTTTCAGTAAATTACAAAGATAGTTCATTACCTTATGATTTGTATATTCATCATTATGGAGATTATTGTAACTTCTATGGAACTGTGTATCCTTCTAAATTAACAACTTTAATTAATGAAAATCCATTAAGTGAAAAGGTATTAACTAATTTAGAAGTTCAAGCTGAAGTATATTCACAAAATAATACTCTACCTATTGGAGAATACGATGGTAGAAGTAAATTAGAATATAATAAGTTTTTTGATATGATGCGTGTATATGATACATATCAAAATACTGATTTTCAAAACTTGAGTGTATTATCACGTAAACATAAAACTTTATGGAATGTAAAAGTTCCTACTGATATGATTAAAGATGTTGCAGATAATATATTTGATCCTGCAAACATTTCATCCGTAAGACCTAAGTTTACTATTCGTATGAAAGATAAATGGTTTGCAGTAGATTTAATTTTTAATAATACAAATAATGAAAAGATTGTAGCTTCTTCTTTAAAAGGAATCTACTCAGTAAATTCAAGATAATATGAAACCTAAAACATCTTGGCTAGACCATTATCATGCCAACACAACTGCACCTAAAATAGGAGGAGAATCTGAATTAAAACCTGCTGCTAGAAATTCTACAGCAACTAGATTAACTCCTATGACAGGTTATTCAAAAGATAAAACATATAATTTTACAAAAGGTCAATCACTAGCTAATGATATTGGAGTAGGATTAACTCCTGTATTAGGAGATGCTGTTGATATATATCAAGCTATTAAAGCTGTTAAAGAGAATGATCCTTTAGGAGTTATATTAAATACAACAGGTGCATTTTTACCAATGGTATCAGGACAAGCTTTAGAAAGTGGAGCACAAATATTAGGTGATGAAATTACAAAAAGATATGTTACTAATAAAAAATACCAAGAAGGAGGAAAAATATTTTTACAACCTAATAGTCCTAAATTAAAACAAGGTTATAATATACCTTCTAAATATCCAAGTACTGAACTTGCTATTTCTATTGGTGGAGAAAATGGAGAACCTGCTTATTTAATACCTTCTTTTAAACAAGGACATTTATTAAATAATCCTGTAAAAGAATTTAATAATACAGGAGAGTATTTAGGTGGGCCATTTAAAACATGGCAAGAAGCTGATAAATGGGAACATGATGTAAGACATCCTTATGTAGAAAAAGGACAACCACTTCCTTCACCTTTAAAATGGTGGGGTAATACTTATGGTAGTGGTGGAAGTGTTAAACCTATAACACCTCAAGTACAATTTGATTCTACTACATATGAAAACAATATAAAAAATAACTATCAATCTTTTTTAAAAAATAATCCTTCTGTTAATCTACCAAAAGGTATGGAAAATAAAAATGGAATGAATTGTATAAACGGTGTTTGTAATTTTATAAACGGAGCTTCAGGATTAGAATTAAAAAATGGTACTTATCCAACACAAATAGGTAAAGGAAAATCTTATGGTGGTAATGCTACATTTAATGATAATTCTGAAAAGGAAGGTTTTTATAGACTTAACAAAGAAGATTTAACAAGGGATGGTTTTAAACCAGGAGATGTTGTTCAGTATTCAAAGTATAAAATGAATGCTCATAGATTTGATGGTGATGTAAACTCTAATAATGCGTTTGATTTATACCCACAACATGCTAAAATTATTGTAGATAAATATGATAAAAATGGAAAAACTTATTATAAAATTCTTGATAATGGTGGAGAAACTAATTATAGAACTAAAGATTTATCTGAAGATGAATTAATGACTCATTTTAATAAAGGTTATCATGCTGGTCTTGGTCATAATTACGCAGGATTAATTGTACAAAGATATAATCCAAATGAAGTTTTAAATCGTCAAAATAATAGAAAAATTGAACAAGATGTTTTAAAAGGAATTAATTCTCATGCTAAAGAATATGAAAGTTCAAATTTACCAGCATATGATTTTTCAGAAAGTGATCCTATTCAAGGAAAAGTAAAAACTAATAAATCTGAATTTGCAGATAAATTAATGAATGTTTATAAACAAAACTATAAACAAATTGGTAACTCTTCAAATCTTCCACCTTCTACTTTAAATAAATTAGCAATTGCTCAAATAGGTATTGCTGGACAAGAAACTAAATTTGGTAATGATGAAGGTACTTTAAAAAGTTTAGTACCTGATAATTTATTAGATGAAACAAGAAAATTAAAAGCATCTGTATCAAAAGATGAAAATTGGGTAAAAGACTATTATAATAAAAATTCTAAAGATAAGAATTTTAAAAAAGAATATCCTAACTATTCAGATTTTGAAAAAAACATTAACAATAAATATGGTGATTCTTCGGGAAGAGGTGAATATTTTTATGTTAATTCTCCAAGAAGTAAAGGAGTATTTCAACAAAAAGAATTAAGTAAAACAGGAAATTATTTAGTTAAGGATAAAGAATTAAAAGATTTTGATTCTCAAGCAATTGGTTCATTAGCTTTAAGTATTGATAATTACCATAGGTTACAAAAAAAATATCCTAAACTTACAGAAGATCAATTGGTTGATTTAACAATATTATCACACAATGCTCCTGGTAAAGCATTGATTCCAGAGTATGTAAAATATTATTTAGAACATAAAGATATTGATTATGTAAATAAAGTAAAACAAAATATACCTTCTTATACAGAAGTAAAAGATACTAAAAAACAAATTCAAAAAGTTAATAAAGATCTTTCTCCTAAAGAAGTAGATTCACTTAAAAACTTTTTAGCAACAAACACAATGATACAAAAACATAAAAAAGGTGGACGAATATTAGGTCTATATGAAATGATGGGTATGCCTATACCTTTTGGTTTAGGTGGAGAAATATGGTCAGGAGTTAAGAATGCAGTTTTATTTGGAGCTGATAATTTAACTTCAGTTGTCAATCAAGATATAATTGGTGATAAACAATATACAGGAAAGTCTGCAAAGACTTTTCAAGATATGTCACACGTAACAGGAAGTGTAGCTAATGCAGCAGCACCTTTAGCAGCAACTGCTATTGGAGGCCCAGCAGCAGGTATGGCAGTTAGTGCTGTTCAAGGAACATCTAATAACTTTATTAAACCTGATCAAGATAGATATAAAAGTAATACTGGTATGTTCATGAATAGTATTGACCCACTATTAAAAACTGCATCTGCAATGGGTTCAATGAGTATGTCACAACCTGGTGCAGCAACTCCTGCTAAAAAAGCAGAAGGTGGAAGTGTAGATGGACAATCTAATAAAACTGTTATTAATGTTGAAGGTGGTGAACTAGAAGTAAATCCACAAGATCTTAAAATAGTAAAAGAATTTAGAAATAAACCTAAGCATCCTGCTTATGGTATTGACGAACAAGGTAATACATTATCAACAGTGGGAAATATAATTATACCAACAAAATTAAGAGAAGCTTACAAACGTGGAGATACTCTTCGTAAAAAAGCTATTATAAATAATCTTCAGTTTGATCAAGCTAAACGTGAAGGTATGAAATATGAATATGGTGGAAAAATTAAAAAGTATGATGGAAGCAATGGTTCTGTTGTAGGCCCACGAGCTGATGGAGGATTTTATAATTTTAATGATACTTTTAACACTAATACTCCAACAGCACCAGTAAATGCTTATAACAATTTAGTAGGTATGCCACCTGTAGGAAATGGTTCAGGTAATCAAATTTATACTGGTGTAGGGTCACCATTTACAGACATTAACTTTAATCCTACACAAGGAGTACTACCAAAAACTAATACTCCAAATTATATTTCTCCAATGAATACTAATGGAATGAAATATACTCCAACAGGTATTAACTTTAATCCTTCAAATGATATTTCTAGTGTAGCTGGAACAAATAAGTTTTCTACAAGTCCTTCAAAACCTTTTGATTGGAGTAAGACTGCTGATGTAGCAACTAAGGTTGGAGAATATTCTCCTGCTATTTATAATATAGGACGAGGTATTTTTGATAAAGCATTGACACTCAATGAGAATGATTATTTAGTAAATGATCAAGTAGCTGCTCCTAC